AAGATCCGCAAGAAGGTTCTTTCGGCGATGGACGTCTTTAGCCAGTTTATTACAGAGCGCAAAGATACAGGTCGCATTTACCTGATGAACGTGGATCATGCAAATGAACATGGAGCGTTTGATCCTGAAGTTGCACCTATTCGTCAGTCCAATCTATGCTGTGAAATCGACCTTCCTACTAAGCCACTTAACTCGGCCGACGATGAAGAAGGTGAGATTTCATTGTGTACTCTTTCGGCAATCAACTGGGGTCTGATCAATGATCCTAAAGAGTTCGAACGTTACTGCACAATCGCAGTTCGTGCACTTGATGCTTTGTTAGACTACCAAGACTATCCTGTTAATGCGGCAAGGGTTTCTACATTCAATCGCCGTCCTCTTGGTGTTGGTATTATTAACTTGGCGTATTTCCTCGCTAAACGTGGTTTGGCTTACAACGACGGTGCATTGGCTACCGTTGATGAATACGCACAAGCATGGTCATACTACTTGATTAAAGCATCCGTTGATCTTGCTGAAGAAAAAGGTTCATGTCTTGCAGTCGAACAGACTAAGTACTCAAAGGGAATTCTTCCAATTGATACATACAAAAAGGATGTTGATCAGCTAGTACCGCATACCGAGAACCTTCCATGGGATGAGCTGCGTGCTCGCCTTAAAGAGGTTGGTATTCGTAACAGCACTTTGATGGCTCTTATGCCAGCTGAAACATCTGCTCAGATCAGTAATAGTACAAACGGGATCGAACCTCCACGGGCTTTGGTTTCATATAAGCAGTCTAAAGATGGTGTAATGGCACAGGTTGTTCCTGGTTACCATCACCTGAAAAACAAGTATGACTTGCTATGGAATCAGAAGTCTCCGGAAGGCTACCTTAAGATTTGTGCTGTTCTGCAGAAGTATATTGACCAAGGTATTTCGGTCAATACCTCTTACAACCCTGAGCACTTCGACGAAGGCAAGGTACCAATGTCCCGTTTGATTACGGACATCGTTACTTTCTACAAATTTGGTGGTAAGCAGCTTTATTACAATAACACCTTTGACGGTGCCGGTGAATGGAATGATTCACCTGAAGTTAAAGACCACGAACAGCTGGACGATTCGTTTGTAGGAGATGAAGAAGCATGTGATTCATGCACAATTTAGTGTGTACATAGCTGCTGATTCTTGATATAATAATACTATAAAGTCCACCGCCTTTTGGCGGTGGAATCATCTTGGGTAAAGGATAGGACAAATATGTCATCAGTATTTCAGCAAAAGAAAAAGTCGCACCTACAGTCGACTATGTTTTATGATGAGGGTGTGGATATCGCACGTTATGATCAGGTAAAGTATCCGGAACTGGATAAGATTACTGACAAACAATTGGGATTCTTTTGGCGGCCTGAAGAGATCGACGTATCTAAAGACAAAGCAGATTTCCGTGCATTGACTGAGCACGAACAACACATTTTTACATCTAATCTAAAACGCCAAATCCTGCTTGATTCAGTACAGGGGCGTGGTCCAACTGAGACTCTGATGCCAGTTGCCTCTTTGCCCGAACTAGAACCGCTGGTCATGGCTTGGACCTTTATGGAAACAATCCATTCGCGATCTTATACTCATATCATTCGTAACGTATATCCAAACCCATCAAAAGTATTCGATGAGATGCTTGATATTCAAGAGATTGTAGATTGCGCAGCAGATATTTCACGGTATTACGATGACTGTATCCAAGCGAATTCATGGTATAACCTTTTGGGCGAAGGCACATTCAATCTTACTCAAAAGGGTATGGACGATGGAGGAACCGAAGTTAATATCAATCTGTATGATTTGAAAAAGAAACTGTGGTTGGCACTGAACTCTATTAACATTCTAGAAGGCGTTCGATTCTATGTTTCGTTTTCATGCTCATGGGCATTCGCAGAATTGAAAAAGATGGAAGGCAATGCTAAGATCATCAAGTTCATTGCGCGAGATGAGAACACCCACCTTGCAGCTTCGTCTTATATGATCAAAACACTTCCAAAGGATGATCCTGACTTTATTGCAATCAAGGAAGAGTGTCAAGACGAAGTAATCAAAATGTTTGTTGATGCCGTTAATCAGGAAAAGCTGTGGGCAGACTATTTGTTCAAGGATGGTTCTATGATCGGCCTTAACGCTAGACTGCTATATGATTACATTGAATGGATTGCGAATAAGCGCATGAAGGCCATCGGTGTTCCTTCACCATTTTCGGTGCCACAATCTAACCCACTTCCATGGACTGAAAAATGGATTGGTGGTGGTAATGTTCAGGTTGCACCACAAGAAACAGAAATTTCGTCGTATGTTATCGGCGGAGTTAAACAAGATCTAGACGATAATACATTTAAAGGGTTGTCACTATGAAATACACAATCTATTCAAAAGAGAACTGCATGTACTGCCTAGGTGCAAAAAAGCTGGCGAATGAAGAGCTTCTAAATTATGATGTGATCAATATCGGTACCGATATCACAGTAGACGAATTTAAAGCCAAATTTCCGGAACAAAAAACTGCACCACTTATCATGGCAGAAGACGATGCAGGTAACGTAACAAAAGTTGGCGGATACCATGAGTTTTACAACCGTATCACGACAATGAAAACAACAGTAGAGGTAAAACTATGAGTGAATGTTATTCATGCGGGGTAATATTTGAAGTTGAGTTTGATGAAGATTTTGAGTCAACTGAAGTTCATTTTTGTCCTGCATGCGGAGAGAAGCTGGATATTGAACTAAACCTGTCGGCCGACATGCCCGAGGGTTATCCTGTTTGATGCATAAATAGACCATATATCAATAATATGGTTTGTTTATGGAACACTGGACATATAATGGAAAGCTTTTCGATACCGAAGATATAGGTGATTATGAGGGATTCGTCTACATGGTCACCGATCTTGAAAACGGTATGAAGTATATTGGAAAAAAGAATTTTTATTCCAGAACAAAGCTTAAGCCTCTTAAAGGGCAAAAGAGAAAACGCACGAAGGTAGCAGAGTCTGACTGGAAGACATACCATGGATCTTCTGATGAGGTAAAGAATCTCGTCGAAGAATTTGGACCATCAAGGTTTAAAAGAGAGATTCTGCATCTGTGTAGTACAAAGGGCGAAATGTCCTATATGGAAATGAAAGAGCAGATTGTAAGAGACGTCCTGCTCAAGCCTGATGAGTACTATAATGCGTTTGTTGGTGGAAAAATTCATCGTAATCATCTAAAAAAGATGTTTACAAACGAGGTGTAATAGTATATAATGTCTAAAGATAACGTGGTAGAGTTTCCGTATCATAAAATATCCAACCCTCTTGACGATGGTGGCAATGATCCTACTAGGATGGAAGTGGCGTGTGATATTCTTGAGGCGGCGGTTATGGCAGCAATTGATCATGGGTACTCCCCTAAGACCTATGAGGGTGGAACCGGTGATTATGGCATCATACTAAACTTAGTATATGCCACGTTATGCAGGGCAGAAGGTGAAGACCACTTTATGCATGAAATGATGGACGAGGTTAGCGAGACACTAGCTTCGATAAAGGATGGATTAGATGATCATAGTTGACTTTAACGGAATTGCGGTTGGTAATGTTATCACACAAAAGCTAGATATTCAAGAGGATCTGATTCGTCATATGATCTTGAATACTCTTCGAATGTACAATAAAAAGTTCCGTGATAAGTACGGTCAAATGGTTATTGCGTGTGACTCTTCTTCATGGCGCAAAGAGTACTTTCCTCAGTACAAGTTTAAGCGTAAAGTAGGACGTGAAGAGTCATCGATGGATTGGAATGAAGTGTTCCGAATCATCAACCTAGTTCGTGAAGAGATTCGTACGAACATGCCTTACAAGGTTATTCATGTGCAGGGTGCGGAAGCTGATGATATCATCGGTGCTCTTGCAATGGAGACACAAGAGTTTGGCAAGCATGAAGACGTAATGATCGTCTCAGCTGACAAGGACTTTATCCAGCTACAAAAACATGAGAACGTCCGGCAATTTTCTCCGATGACTAAGAAGTTCATTGACGATAAGAATCCTCGGATGTATCTGTTTGAGCACATCCTTAAAGGAGACAGCGGTGATGGTATTCCAAACTGTCTTTCTGGTGATGATACCTTCGTTGATGGTGTTCGTCAGTCTCCTATGACTCAAAAGAAGATAGCATCGTATCTTTCCGCCACTGATCTGAAAGAGGCGATGGGTGAAGAAATCTATCGTAACTATTGCCGAAACAAGAAGCTGATTGACCTCGAGGAGATGCCAGATGATCTCAAATCAACTATTATAAATACATATGAGGCAACAAAGCCTCCACACAAAATGAAAGTACTTTCGTATTTTATTGAAAAGCGATGCAAGATGCTTATTGAATCTATTGAGGAGTTCTATTGATGGCAGTTAAACGACTTAAAAACGCCACATTACATGAAATTTTTACGCAGGTCGGTGAGGCAAAAACCCGAGAAGAAAAGGTTGAAGTCCTACGTGCGTATAACGAGCTGTTTGTTCGTGATGTACTAAAAGGTGCATACGACGACACTATTCAATTCATCATTCCAAAAGGTGCTCCTCCTTATACACCTGCGCCTGAGCGAAACCCGCCGACCCACCTAAAGCGTATGACAAAGCAGTTTAAATACTTTGTGGCTGGTGGTCCAGGAGAACGCCTTCCAAATATGAAGGTTGAATCGATGTTCATCAAAGTCATTGAGGCAATTCATCCAGATGATGCTAAGTTGGTCGTCATGATGAAGGACAAGGAATTGGCCGGTGTATATAAGGGCCTAACAAAGAAACTAGCATCGGAGGCTTTCCCTGGTTTAATTGTGAAATAG